AAGAAATAAAGATCTTGCGCGAGTATGTCGATGATCTGCGTGTGCATGTTAAGTACATATTACGCATGATGGAAGATCTGCATCAAAGACAAAACGATACAGCAACGATCGCAAGAACTAATGAGACGGTGCATCGATTACAGAACAAAGAGAATAAAATACTTCATTCGAGAATTGATAACTCGCTATCGAAGATAAAATCAAACAGGCGTGAAAATATCGCTGTAACTGGCACACTTACGTGTATGGTTTTTATTATTGCTGTTCTTGCTTCAGACAAAATTGATATTATGTCAATTTTAAGCATTTTAAGACGGCTGACTTTTTGAGTGATTTTATGAAGAATTTGAAAATAGAATATATTGATATTAATGATTTGGTTCTGGCTAAACACAACAGCCGAACTCATTCAGCGCAACAGATCAACCAGATCGCCGATAGTATCAAAGAGTTTGGCTGGACTAACCCTGTTTTGATCGATGAAAACAATGAGATTATCGCTGGCCACGGCAGGGTTTTGGCCGCTGAGCTTATGGCTCTTGACCGCATTCCGTGTGTAAGACTTAAGGGTTTGACTAAAGCGCAAAAGAAAGCGTATTTGATCGCTGATAATCAACTGCCTCTTAATGCGGGTTGGGATCTCGATCAGCTAAAGGTTGAGATAGGCGAGCTGAAAGAACTGGATTTTGATATTAACCTGCTTGGCTTTGATGATGAGTTTTTGCGAGAGCTGGATGAAAACTTAAATTTTGATCCTTCTGATAAAGACTCTCAGGGGGATTTAGAGAATCTATCTCCTGTTTATGTCGTTTGCCCTAAGTGTGGACATGAATTTGATTCCAAAGCCTAATCTTAATATTGATTTTTGTTCGCATGAAGCGGCAGTTTTTTCTTGTACAAAATTTCATTATTCAAAATGTGTACCAGTTGGCAAGATGGTTAAGTATGGAGTCTGGGAAAATAATACTTTTAAAGGGTGTTTGATTTTTTCAAGAGGAGCGAATAAAGGGCTTGGAGTTGAGTATAACTTGAAAACAACAGAGGTATGCGAACTAACAAGAATCGCACTAAATGATCATTTTTATCCTGTTTCAAAAATATTATCTTATACGCTCAAGAATTTTAATAAGAATTTCCCTGGCATAAAGTTGATTTATTCTTACGCAGACAAGGCGCAAGGGCATCATGGGGGGATATATCAAGCGACAAATTGGATTTATAACGGCGCATCAATCCCGGCTGATGAGTATATTTACAAGAGCAAGAGATATCATGGACGCGCTTTTAGAAAAATTTATGGTTCACACAAGAATTACATGGGCAAAGGTCTTAAGATAGTAAAAGGATCAAGTAAACACAGATATTTAATGTGTTTTGACAATTGCTTAAAGACTAAAATACAATCATTGCCGTATCCTAAGCGAGCAAAAAAGCTGGATTCTGGTGACCAACCAGAACAGGGTGGGGCAGTACCAACCTGCTCGCTCCAAAAACAAAAAGAGAGGATCTGATGACAGAAAAAAAGAGGCGAGGACGACCCCCGCTGACTGAGGCGGAAAAGGCAAAGAATAAAAAAGCCAAAACTGGCGCGACAGCTGTGGCTACAAAAAAGCCAAGCGAAAAGGTTAAACAGAAGAAAAAGCCAGCACATAAAGAGAAAAATTTAGCAAAGAGAAGGGCGGCAATACAGGCGGCCAAAAGTTCTGGGGCAATTATTAATGATGCCGAGCCACAGGAAGAGCAAAAAGGCAAAAGAAAGGTTGGGAGACCGACCAACTACAAATCGTCTTATTGTGATATTGTTCTCCAAGCGATGAGCAAGGGTTTATCTAAAGAGGCTGCTGGCGCACAGATAGGGATCTGGTATTCCACTTTTGATCGATGGCAACAGGATCACGAAGAGTTTAGGGAGGCTATTTTGCAAGGAGAGCGGCTGTCTAGATTGTTCTGGGAAAAGCTTGGAATAATGGGTGTATCTGGTCAAATTAATGGCTTTAATTCCACTGCATGGATCTACAATATGAGCAACCGGTTCAAGTGGCGACACAAGCAACCAGACGAAGCCAGAGACGAGTTGAAAGAATTTGCTGAAGTGCTTTTAGAGTTGGGCAAAAAGCTGCCGAACTAAGTGAGCAACGTACTACTTAAGCGCAATCTTGATCGATGGTATCCGCTTATTGATCATCCTGAGCAGTTAAGGCTGATCAATAGTAACGTAAGGTATAAAGTAGTACCAGCGGGGAGACGTTCGGGAAAGACCGAGAGATTCAAAAGGTTTATTGTCAAGAAAGCAATGACGGTGCCTAATGCGCCTTTTTTTATTGCTGCGCCTACACGCGATCAAGTGCAAAGGATCTACTGGGAGGATATTAAGAAGCTTTCCTTTGCCGATCAGCTAAAGAAAATTGATCCTCGGGCGGTCTCTGAATCAGATTTGGTTATTAGATACCCTAACGGCTCAAGTGTTACTCTAATCGGACTTGATAAGCCTGCGAGGATCGAGGGTATTTTTTGGGCTGGCGGCGGCATTGATGAGATTGCTGATATCAAACCCGATGCTTGGAATCTGAATATCTCGCCCGCTCTTGATACTGTAAACCCAACTAATCCAGACTACAGGGCTTGGTGTTGGTTGCTTGGTGTCCCTGATGGGCTTAATCATTATTATGAGATCGCTGAACGAGCGATGCGCGATGACGTACTGGATTATGATTGCTTCACTTGGCATAGCGCAGACATTTTACCTCCTGATGTTATTGAGTCGGCAAAGCAAAGGATGTCGCCCAAGCAGTTCCGACAGGAGTATGAAGCAAGTTTTGAAACGGCTTCAGGTAAAATTTACGAGGATTACAGCAATAAGAACAAAACATCCGAACAGATAGCGAGTCACGAAAAGTTGCTATGGATGCACGACTTTAACTATACGCCAATGAGCTCGGCTGTTGGTGTTATTAGAAATAATATTGATTTATACCTGCTTGATGAGATTGTTTTATCATCGGCGGTATCAAGACAGAGCGCGCTTGAGTTTGTTGAACGCTATAAAAATCATCAAAATAAAGACCTTGATTTGTTTGGCGACCCAGCGGGCAGAGCTGGAGAGAAGCATGGGCATGCTTCGGATTATACTGAAATGGAAAAGGTGTTGAGGCAGCATGGGTGGAAAGTAACAAGAAAAGTTAAAGCAAGCGCCCCATCAATCAAGGATAGACAAAACGCCGTTAGGGCTAAAATTTTGAATGCGGCTGGGAATATAAGTTTGTTTGTAAATCCATCTAAAGCGAAGTATTGTGACAAGGGCTTGAGTACGGTTCAGCTGAAAAAGGGAAGCAGTTTTATTGAGCAGGATTCTGAGTATCAACATATAACAACAGCAATTGGGTATTGTGTTGAATGCTTGTGGCCGGTTCGGGTTGAAAAGAAAGATGTCATTATTGACGATTCTGGAATGGTTAATTATTGGAGATAGCTGGGTGTTATGAGCGACAACGAAAAATATGAAGATGATGACGAGTCTAAGGGTAAAGATTTGCACCTCGAGGCGCTTGAGCGTTTTGATGCTGTTTATGAGCAATCAAGAGAAGCAAGAGAACAGTGTCTTCAAGATAGGCGTTTTTGCTTAATAGCCGGAGCGCAGTGGGAGGGGAATTTATCTCTACAGTTTGAAAACAAGCCGATGCTTGAGATAAACAAAGTCCAACTGGCTCTGGTTAGAATCATCAATGAATACCGAAACAACCGGATAACTGTCAATTTTACAAGCAAAGACGGGGCAGATAATGATGATCTTGCTGATGTCTGTAATGATCTTTATCGTGCTACAGAAAAGAAAAGCATAAGCACCGAGGCGTATGATAACGGATTTGAAGAAGGGTGTACTGGTGGATTTGGCGCTTGGCGTTATCTAACACAGTATATTGATGAGTCAGACCCCGAAAACGATGAGCAGGAAATATTGATCGAGCCGATATTTGACGCGGATCAGTCTGTTTTTTTTGATCCAAAGTCAAAGCGTCAGGATAAATCTGATGCTGATTATTGCTTTTTAATAAACCCTATGACACTGGAAGAATATAAGGATGAGTACGGCGATGAAGATATCACAAGCTGGGATAAAGTTAATTATGGTGTAGATTATGATTGGGTTTGCGATAAAGATACGGTATACGTTGCTGAATACTTCGTCAAAGAGAAAGTAACAGAGACTTACTATATTTATAAGACAATATCGGGCAAAGAAGAGCGTTATTATAAAGATGAGCTTACTGCTGAAAAAAAGCAAATTCTTGCTGCGGTGGGTTCTGTTTTTGATCGTAAGCGCGACATCAAAAAACAAAAAATAAGAAAGTATATTTTGTCTGGCAGTAAAACTTTGGAAGACTGTGGTTATATTGCTGGCTCAGAGATCCCTATAACTATTTTTTATGGCAAGCGAGCTGTTATTAATGGCATTGAGCGCATAATGGGAGAGGTAAGGTTTGCGAAAGACCCTCAGCGTGTTCGCAATATGCTGTATAGCAAAATCGCTGAAATATCGGCATCAAGCTCTGTTGAAAAGCCTATTTTTACACCAGAACAGATTGCTGGTCATACTACAAGATGGAATGAAGATAATGTCAAAAATTATGCTTATCAGCTAATTAACCCTATTACTGATATTAATGGCAACAGTGTTGCTCAGCCGCCCGTTGGGTATACAAGGTCGCCACAAATTCCACCGGCTGTTGCCGCCCTTTTGACAATCAGCGAAGAGGATATCAAGGATCTTTTGGGTAACAGACAGAAGGGGGATGAAATTGTTTCAAACATATCGCAGGGCGCGATTGAGTTGATTCAAAACCGTCTGGATATGCAGTCGTTCATTTATATGTCTAATTTTGCCAAAGCAATGGCGCGTGGCGGCAAGATATGGTTAAGCATGGCCAAAGATATTTATATCGAAGAAGGTCGGCGGATGAAGACTATTAAGGAAAACGGTACTGTTGACTCTGTTGTTTTGCTTGAAAAAATGCAGGATAAGAACGGGAGGCAGTATTTTGCCAATGATTTAAGCAAAGCAAACTTTGATGTTGATGTTAATATCGGTGCCACAACATCGAGCAAAAAGTCCGCAACAGTAAGGGCTTTAAGTCAGATGCTTGCTCTGACTGAGAATCCTGAAACAAAGGATATTATCAGCACAATGATTCTTTTAAACATGGAAGGCGATGGTATTGGTGATATAAAAGAATACTTTAAAATGAAACTGGTTAGAATGGGTGTTATCAAGCCTAATGATTATCAAAAAGAAATATTAAGCAAAGATCAGGAAAGCCAGCAGCCTTCGGCTCAAGAAAACTATCTCATTGCGTCCGCAAAAGAAAACGAAGCGCAGGCTGTTAAAGCAGCGGCAGATACTGAGCTGTCTATGGCTAAGGCCGAGAAAGAAAAGGCTGACACGATAAAAACGATGACGGAGATAAACCAAGGGGGTTTTTATGGCCAAGGCTAGCGATTTCGTACAGTCAAACGAAGATGTTGTGATTAATGATTTGTTTAATTTTGCTGCCGCTGAGATTTATCGGCAATATGGTCATCGTGTGGCCATCAATCGCAAAAGTCTTCAAAAGTTTGGGCGGGATGAAGGTGTTGGTACAAACAGAGTTGAAATTTCCCCGCTTAATCAAAATGAGGCGTACTTATCAGATAATCTGATCACTCATGTATCAAGCGATAGCACTCTTGATACGCAGGAAATATATTACGAAGGGATGACGATAGATAGCTCTGGTTTTACTTTTATCTCGGATATTGTAACTCTTAACGGACAAAATAAGACCGCTTTACCTACACCGGTTGCAAGACACACCAGAGCAATAAACGCAAACTCAACGGATCTTGATGGCGATGTTTATTTTTATCAAGACGTAGCTGTCACGGCTGGTGTTCCTGATGATTTAACAAAAGCTCACAATATTATTATTGCCTCTGATAATACAACGCTAAAGGCGGGAACAACGATTGCAAAAAATAATTACTTTTTAGCATCTGGGGTGTCAGCGCGGGTTTTTAAAAAGACGCAGGGTCAAGTTGATATTCGTTTGAGGGTTCGTGATTTTGGAGGGGTTTTTATAACAAAGCTTGAGGGGTCATGCACCCAAAGCCTTGCGCTTCGCGAGGTTTTCGAGCCATTTATGATTGTTAAGCCTAACTCAGACATATTTTTGACCGCGACTGCGACAACATCAGGTGTGGCCGTAGGGGGTGTTATTTATGGGGTGTTTGCTGATATTATAGGCTGAACATATTTTATCACAGGGGTGAATTAATGGCAGAAGTTCAGGAAGAAATCAATATCAACGAAGGTGAGGGCGAAGAAGATATAAATAATGAGCAAGGTGATGAGGATTCTGAGCAAGATGAATCTTTTGAAGGGAAGGAAGAAAATGAAGAAGGAGAATCTAAAGAAAGCGAAGCTGACGAAGAATCTGAAGATAATCGTCAGGATCAAGATGAAGAAGAAAAGGGAAAACAAGAAGACTTAAGTATTTCTTTTGGTGACGACAGTGCAGATGATGGCAAGAAAGATAACAGTGTAGTTAAAGAGCTTAGGTCGACAATAAGGCGGCTTGAAAAAAAGCTCAAAAGCGCGTCACCGCAATCAGATGATTTGCAGGATAAAAAAATAGAGCTTGGCGAGAGGCCGAGGTTTGAAAACTTTGATTATGATGAGGATAAATTCAACGTTGCGCTAGATGCTTGGTACGAAAAAAAGAGAGAAGTAACCGAGCTTCAGCGGAAGAAGAAGGAAAAAGAGGAGCATGAGGCCAGTCAGTGGCGGGAAAAATTAAACCACTACGAGTCAGGCAAAAAAAAATTAAATGTTCGAGATTTTGATGAGTCTGAAAGCGTTGTATTGGACTTTTTTGACCAAGCTCAGCAAAGTATGATTATCGCTGGCGCAGAAGATCCCGCATTACTTATTTATGCGATAGGTAAAAATGTGGAGCGGGCAGAATCGCTCTCAAAAATAACCGACCCTGTAAAGTTTGCTTTTACAGTTGCAAAAATGGAGAAAGAT